TACAATATCTTCAATGGCCGCATCTACTTCTGGGTGTACTGCGACTCCACGATATTTAAGAATAAGTTGACGGTTATCTTTTGCTTGAGTCCCGTCCATGTCAAGAAATTGACCATAGTGAGAACCACTCGCAGTCACATAACCCGCACCGTCTGGGTCAGTCGGTGCAACTATAGATGCAAGTTTCTTTTTCTTTTCTTCTTTTTGTTTATCTTCTGCTCTTTTAAGTTCAAAACCAAAGAGTTTAAAGATACTATTGTCTTGTTCTGCCATATATTATTTCCATACTATTCAATTCACCCATTATAAAGGTATACACCTTTATTTATATATGTCTTAAAGACTATGACGTTGTATTACTCTCCCAGTACTGAATTTGGAACTCTACAGTAAATTCTTCTATAGTATCTACAGTTTCATAACTTAACTCAATGTTAGAAATATTGACTGGGAACGCACCTCTAAAGTTATAAGTTTTAATTGCAGTTCCGTCTCTATCTAACTGGTCAACTATTAAATCTGCTTGATAATCTACTGGATTAGTCAGTCCAGCATTTGCCTTATGATTGTTTATACCGTTTAACCACCTTTCCATTGAGTCTCTTACAGCGAAGTCAGTATCATTAATGATAGTCACTGTCCAAGGTTCAAATGTTCTGTCTCCCGCAACTTTTAATTGTCTACCACGAAAGGGCACATCAATTACGTTAGTCACCGAAGAAGGTAATTGAGCACCTTTACACATGAAAGATGTTAGTTCTACATCACCAGCTGCATAAGTGGGAAAGTTTACAGTCGCCTTAAAGAGATTGGGTCTCGCACCACCACCTCTTATCTTCGATTTAAAATCATCTACTCCTAGTATTGCCATTGTCTTACTTTCTCCTTATTTATACTGTACCTACGACTTCTTCAAACTCTACCCCAGTTCTAACTGCGACAAAGTTAAGTGTCACAAAGTTAATACTTCTAGCAGGTTTGATGAAGATAGATGCAATGAATTCATTTCTATCTATAACGGCTGCAGTGTTATTTGTTGCATCACAAACAACTCTAAAGTCCGTAATTCCTCTTCGACCTTGTATCTCTCTTAAGAAAGGTTCTACAATGTTTACAAATTCCGCACGAGTAAATTCATCGTTGAATTCAAACATTACATTTCTACCCGCAATTGCGATTGCTCTTTCTATACCTAAGAATAGTCTTCTAACATTTATTCTATCGAATGCAGAAGGTCTTGACTCATTGGTCTTATCCCCAAACAACATGATACCTTGGCCTGGGATATTTGCAATCGGGTTTATACCCGCTTTGTACAATATGTCTCTTTCTGTTTTTCCAGGCGTTAATACGATATCGGTTATACCCAATAACCTACCCCTTCGTTGTCCAGCAGGTGAGAACCAATTTGCGGCAACTAAGTCTGTTGCGGCCATTAGACCCGCAACTGAACTATTTGCGGGTATCTTAATAAATTGGTCATTATATTTATCGTATATTTTTACAAAGTTATTGTCTGACACCAAATATGAACTTTTTGTGTAAGTATCATTACATGTTTTAACTGCAGTAGTTGTACCAGTGACAACAACCGCATTTCTACTTGGAGATGCAACTGCAATACAATCTTTTCTTATACTAGCAGCAGTTCCAACCAAGTCATTTACTACTACAGTTGCGTCTGCATCTGCAATTCTTTGCGGTGCAATTAAGAAGTCTACTTCGATGTTATCTTTATCTTCAAACTTATCAAAACCTCTTAAGATGTCATCATTACCTAATGTTGTGGAAGTCACACCACCAGTGAATGACCATTCGTTTTGACCAATTGAAAATTGAACATCAGCAGAGAAGTCTTGTGAACCATTTACTGCGTCAGTATTCCATAAAGAACCAGAAAAGTCTCTTAATGATGCAGAGTCGTTTCTGTGGAAATCACCACAATAAACGTATTCTGACCTTGCTTTTAACACGTCTTTAAAATAATTAGATGTTCCGTCTGTTGCTTTAGCATTACTTGCAACAGATAAGAAAGGATACGTTTCTAAAACTGTACCCGCAGTACCAGAGATTTCTCCGTCTTCATCGACTACTGCGATATGAATTTCGTCATTCTTACCACCAAGACCACTTACATAAGATGAAGTGCCTGGAGCACCGTCAAATGAATTACCGTAAGTCCATGCATTAAAGTTAGTTGCACCACCAGCATCGGAGTCTGAACCACATATTGATATAAGTAGTGAGTTTCCTAATGCGCCTGGGTATCTAGCAATAAACGCACCGTCAGACGAGTCAATCGTTGCGGCTTCGTAATTATCTAGATTACCTAATTTTTGGTTAGTTGCAGACGCAGATGTATCTCCTCTTGAACTAGTTGCAGTTAAGTTGTTTACTGCAAGTGAGTTTTTTGCATCTGAGTCACATTCACGAACTACGAATAGTTGCGATGAATATTTCAGAAACATTGCGGCTTGGTGAAAATCTACGGTGTTTGTTGTTGAAGGAGCTGCAAAAGTAGAGACTAACCCTGCTTCATCTGAAATCAGTGTTGGTTCATATACAGGCCCCCAGTTAAAGTTTCCTACAAATGCACCCGTTGAAGTTTGTACGTTAGGGACTACACCCGTTAAGTCTACTTCTTTAACGACTACACTAGGACTTTGTGACGGTGAAAATAATGCCATTTTTAAATCCTTTATCTAATTATAAGTTTAACATAATACGGTTATATTCAATAATACTTTTATTTATAAAAAACAAGTTTTCTAAACCCAATCTTCAATATCATCTTGGTTATATGGGGTCTGTATCCAACCTTGTTCTTTGTTTTCTATCTCATTTATATATTGACTTCCGTCATCGATAAACCCCACGGGAACTACATCTTGTTCTATCTCTTTCATTCTGTCTGCAAACATAATCTCTTTTAGATTAATATCTGTCATATCTCTAAAATATGTACCAGATACAAAGTATCCAAACATTACTAAGTTCATCATTAGGTCATCGTGATTACCGTCAGATGCTTCATATGATTGTCCTCTCGATACAAAAGTAGATACTTCCAGTATAGTTTGTTCGTCAAATATCTGGAGTTTCTTATGTTCTAGTATATCCTTGATTGCAGAACAACCAATACGTTTAACCTTACGTGTCATTTCAATACCAATTCGGTCTGATTTGATTGCAGACTCCATGTGAGTATTCTCATATTCTAGTTCTTGATATAGTCCGTTGCAGACGACAGAACCTTGGTCATTTGACTCAATAACGACATAACACTCATTATAGAACTTTGCGTACTTATATATAATATTAGGAAAGAGAACTGGAGAAATAGTATTATTGCGATATACAGCGACTTGTTTAAAGGGCCTAGTGCTAATGTCGAATACCGAAAAGGTTGAATAATCCTGACCTCTTCCCTTACAAACATCTACAGTCATAATGTACTGGTGGTCTTTTATCGGTTCACGATATATAAGTAAATCTCCACCTTCACGCACTTTGCGAGGATTTTTTGCACGGAAACCCATGAGTGTTTCTCCGTCTATTAGTGTATCTCCCGTCCCGAAGAATGTATTACCAAACTCTTGGTCAAACTGTAGTGCAGATGTATTTGCAATTGTCATCTCTTTCCATTTTTCATCACGGCCTGGTACGTCATACCAGTTGACAGTAAATGGTTTGAATTCGTTTGTATTCTGACATGCACCTTCCCAGAGTTTATGGAAAGTATTACCAATACCATTTGCGGTTGATGTCACAATTACTTTGGTATCTGTACCCGCAGATATTACGGGATAAGTAGAAGTATAGAATTCGTTTGCACGTTCTACAAACGCAAACTCGTCAAGGTATAGTAAGTTGACTGACATACCACGAATAGAACTACCAGATGTTGCACTTGCAATGATACGACTATTATTACTAAATTCTAATGACCCTTTGTTAAGTGCTTTTGTTCCTGGCTGTAAAAAGAAAGGTAAGTTCTCTAACATCAAAGTTATTCTTGCAAGCATCTCTCTCGCAACTTGTCCTTTGTTTGCAAGTATAGCGATTGTTTTTTCTGGGTGAAAACATGCATACCATAAAAGATATGCAACCGAACTAATTGATTTACCAGATTGACGACATGCAAGTACTATAGAAAATCTATTCTTATCAAAATGTTTGAACATGTCTTCTTGATAAGGATAGAGTTTGAATGGTACAAGACCGTCATCTAAAGAGATAACCTTGAGATACTTTGTGCAAAAGTATACTGGGTCATTTACACACTTGACATATTCGTTGACTTCTTTCTTGGTAAACTCATGTTGAACACCGTCTCGTTTAACATTAATATTACCGAGATAAGTATCACTCTTCTGGTTCAACATCTATAACATTCTCGTCTGGTTTTATTTGTTTTAACATGCGTTGCAATTCTGTAGTAGTTCCAACAAAAAGATTATTTGTAGTACTTTCTAATTGTTTTACTTCATCTTGAGATTTTGCTTTCTGCATTTTGATATTTACATCTAACAACTTATCATTTACATCTGATATTTGTTTTATCATATTACCAAGTACTTCAAATGCACGTGGGTGTTCAGACTCCTTTGCGACTTCTAACATTAAATCAAGGGACTCTTTACTCTTTTCTATAAGTTCATAGTAAGTCTTACGACTGTACTCGTAATCTATATCAACATTTTTATTCTCTATTTCTTTCATAATTGGTCTCCAACCACCCCGTTATAATGTATTTATCTTCTTTTAAATCTGGATTTGCACGATGTTTGTGTGTAAAGTATGCAGGCCAGATAACTAACTTACCAGTTTCGGGTTTTACTGATAGTTTTTGATGCATAAAATCAGTGTATCCAGTATCAGTATCATTTAAATAAAATGTCCAAACACCGAACCTTTCTCTAAAGTCAGCCCACCTCTTTCCAAAAATAGGTAATTCAGAATGCCATGTTGTAAAACCACCACCTTCTGTACTCTTTTGAAATTTGTATCCAGTAATAATATAGTGTCCTCTACCCGCACCCCATTCCTTTAAACACTTTTCAACATGTTTGTGAATAATAGAATTTAATTTGTTATAGAATGGACTAAAAGAACCAAACTGGTCACAATTACTAATAGATGTGTCTTCTCTAACTTCATTGGAAACATTCATATAGTTGTGACCATAATCTCCACTTGTTATCTTGTTATCAAACCAAGATATCATATCATTACAAACCTCTTTACTTAGAGTGTTTTTTTCTTCATAAATCATAAATTACTTGGATTATCTGAGTCAACCTCATTAAATCCATAATCACTATCTGCACTTACTCCACTTGGTGTTGGTGTTATGTTTTGTGTTTTTATATAGTCTCCACCA